CCTCTCTAGGCATCCTTCCGCCCATTTGCTACCCACAAGGACGCCCACCAGGACGCTGGGGGCCAGGAGCCATGATTTCGGAGCGCAGGCCCAACGAATACCATTACGCAGATCGTCCTATCCCTGATATGAATACCAACACGTCCGAGACGTTGTTGGAAGCCTCATTCAAGGAGTACAATGGATTTGCCTCTCGTGAGGGCGATCCTGCTATTGACCCCATCTACAATCAATTTGAGGTGGATAAATTTCTTAGTTGTCTGTCCCGCACCTTCCGACAGGTCTGGAAGCTCTACAAGCAGTACGGACAAGATGAAGTCATGTTCCGCGTAATGGGCGTTAAGGACACTAACCTTCAACTGTTCAACAAGGGTGACATCAATGAAGAGTTTGATTTCTACCTGTCGTGGGACGTGCAATCCACCGACTTTAAGCGCATGAGCGAGAAATGGACTGCCATTATTCAGGCTGCTCAGTCCCTAGACCGCGATGGAATCATTGATTATTCTGCACTCTGCACCGCATTCATCTCCACCATTGATCCTAACATTGCCGAGCGCATTATTCGTCCCGTGCAACAGGCCCAGCAACAGCTAGTGGAGGACGAACAGCAGGATCTTACGCAGATATTTGCCGGCATTCCCAAGAACATCAAGCCTGGCACACCTCCGCAATTTGGTCTGCAAATCATGGAGCAGTATTTGCAGCAACCTGACATCCAGCAACGGTACGCCCAAGATGAACCATTCCGTCAGCGTCTGGATACCCGTAAGAAACAATATGAGTTCCAGATGCAGCAACAGCAGAACGCTGTTATTGGTCGCCTTGGTGCCACCATGCCCAATCCCACCGCAGCTACCGCTTCCAAATGAAGAAACGTCGCAATCCCCATCAGAGTTCTACTGAGAAGTTTGCTAACTTGCGTCATACCATGTTTGGTTTGGTTGGGAACGATAACTTCCAGAATTTCATTGAGGAACTGCGCGAAATGCAGCATTCCACCATGATTGATCTGTGTTCCGATGCAGTTGTTCAAAATGATCGTATGACCCTTGCATCCACGGGGGAACTCCGAGCGTACTCACAGATTATTGCGTTGTACGATGACTTTGTTCAGCAGCAATTGCTGCAAGCAGAGACTGATGCTGAAGACCGCGGGGCTTAATAGTTTTAGTCGGTGCAATAAATTGTTGTATTTATTGTTGACAGTATAGTTGGCGCACGCATTTGTACCGATACTTGGCATCCGCCATGAAGTCTATCGGCCCTTGGGGGCTATAATCCCATGTCTAACGAAAACGTCGAATCCGCTTCTTCACAGCCAGCCGAAGTATCTAATACTGAGGCAAAAAATGATGCACCGAAAAAGAGTAATCTGAGTGTCGCGCAAGCAGCCCAACGACTCCTTAACATCGAGTCCGAAAATGCTAAAGCTCAACGACAGACTGAACAGACTGCTCCGACGCAGGAATCAGCGTCAAATACCTCAGTCAACCCAGACGAAGCTTCCGCCGAGTCTGCCGAGCCGAGCCAAGAGGTGGAAACATCCGATGGTGAAGCTGATGTTCCTTCTCAGGATATTACACCAGAGCTTCAGAAGAAAATCGACAAGCGTATCGGTAAAGAAGTCGCCAAGCGAAAAGCCTTGGAGTCGCGATTAGAGCAGCTTGAGTCCCAGCTAGGGGAAAGAAACAGTTCACCTACCGCTGAACAAGCTACTCAAAAGCCAGCAACCGCACAGATGCCTGCCAATGTGCCGCTGGCCCAGATTGATGACTTTCAAGCATTAGCCTCCTTACAGCAACAGGCCAAGGAAGCCAAGCGATTCGCCCAAGATCAATTAGATCGTGACGACTTTGAGCCGATTCAGGTTGGCGATACTGTTTTGGGACGGAGTGAATTGAAAGCTATTCTGCGTAATGCAGAAAAAACGCTCGATGATGACATTCCAGCCCGTACACAGTTCCTGACGCAAAAGCAGCAGTCGCAGCAAGTCGCTCATCAGATGTTTCCCTATCTGAAAGACAAAAGTGCGCCTGAATACGTCCTCGCCCAACAAGCATTGTCACAGATGCCTTGGATGAAGAATCTGCCTAATGCGGATTGGATCATTGGAGTGCAAATCGAAGGGCTTCGGTCCCTCGATGCTAAACAGAAGGCTGCAAAAACAGACAACAAGCCTAAAACTGCTATGAGCAACCGCCCTCCGTCCAGTCAATCAGTCGTTTCTTCCAACGGTGGTGACGTTCGTATGCCTTCAGCAGCGAAATCAGCCAACCAGATTGAAGCGATGCGGTCACAATTATCCAAGAAGGGTGGCGTCACGGCAAACGAAGCAGCAGCATTTCTGCTGGCAAAAGAAAAAGCAAAATTCAACCGTTAAACTCGTTCTACAATGGCCCTATCTACTACTTACAATGTTGCTGGTGATCGTGAAGACCTCACAGATTTCCTGACCATCCTCGCCCCCGAGGATACTCCGAAGGTTTCGACCTTCTCGAAAACTAAACGCATGACGAATGCGTATCAAGAATGGCAAGTGGACACCCTTTCCGCCGTTAACTTCGGTGGCGTGCTGGAAGGCCAAGATGTCCTTGCGTTCTCCAATCAAGCCGTCAATCGCGCTCGTCTGGGCAATTACGTCCAGCAGTTCCGCGAACAGTGGATGGTTTCGCGTCTTCAGGAGGCTTCTGACGTTGCTGGCGTGTCCAGCGAGGTCGCGAATGCCAAAATGAAGGCCATGCGCGAAATCAAACGCGATATCGAAGCCTGTATCGGTTCCGATAATGACCGCCAACAGGAAGCCCCGCCCGCGCCTTACAAGGCTCGTGCGCTCGGCAAGTGGATCAGTAATACCCCTGGTACCGACGTTCCCGCTGCGTTTCGCACGCCTTCGGCTAACATCGACACCACGGCTACTGGTTCCCTGTCGGAATCGGCCTTTAACGACGTGTTCCAATCAATCTTCCAACAGGTTGGTGGTCGCCGTTCGTACACGCTGTTTGCTGGTCCCTCGCTCAAGCGGGCTGTCAGCAAGTTCCAGCGTTCAGAAGGTGCTTCTGGTACTACCAAGACTTATCAAGTCACTCAGGATGCTAGCGAGCATCAGATTGATTTGGATGTCACGATGTACGTCGGTGACTTCCACACTGTGACGATTGTGCCTGACTTGTTCAACGGTATCCTCGATGGTGCTGATCCTTCGACCACGACTAACCAACAGAAAGCTCGCGGTTACGTCATTGATCCAGAGTTGGTCGGTCTGGGCTATATGCTCGGTATCGAATCTAACGAATTGCCTGATCTTGGTGGTGGTCGTCGCGGGTTCATCCTTGCGGCTCTTACCCTCATGGTTAAGAATCCGCTTGGTCTCGGCAAATTTGCTGGTTCCAGCTAAACAATAATCCTCAACATAAAAGGACACTACCATGGCTGATACAGCAGTAACCATCGCCCGCGCAGACCTCTCACAGCTTTCGCTGCAAGAGCAAGCTCGCGGATTTTCCAACAAGTTTCACGTTGACTATTCTGACGTTGCTTACGGTGCCGGAGCTTCCGACACCGTAACGTTGACGCTCGGTACTTTGCCGTCGAACTTCGTAATGAACAATGCACTGGTGAACATCACGACTGCCTTTGCTGGCACGACGGCGTTCTCAGTCAATGTTGGCACCACCAGCAGCACTAGCGCACTCGTCACGGCTCAGTCCGTGAAGACTGCTGGCGTGCTGGCGGGGGTTCTTACCAACGCTACCATCGTCAAGGGCACGGCATCTGTCAGTCTCGTTGCAATCTTTACGAACGCAACGGGTGGCAGTCCTTCGGCTCTTACCGCTGGCTCACTGGATATTTACCTGAACATTGTGGATCTTAGCGATCCTTACAAACTCGGTTAAGTAATCTCAAACAGGGGGCATCCTCATCCGAGGCTCTGCCCCTTTTCTTTTTTAATGAGCAGCGATCAAATAGTCACAGATATTCCCAAGGAGTTTGTCCGCAAATGGTGGTGGGAGATCCAAAATGGTCTGCCCAATGAGAAAGCCAAGGTCCATGAGGACCAGGCCCGTCTAGCCGCCGAGATGCGTAAACAAGGCTCTACGCAGATGGAAGGGCTTGGGCAGATGGCTGCACGCATCAATAGCCGCCTCTTCTTCCGTTTGCAGGGTCAGCACGGGAATAACGTCCATGAATGGATGCCTGAGTATCTGAAAGATAATCCGCATCTGTGTGCCGTTGGCTATCGTCCTAAGGTCAATCCTGCTCGTCATGGTCTAACAGGTGGATGGATGAAAAATAAAGACTAAGTGAGAACAATCGCCTACAGTCGCGCTTTGGCTAACATTTGCGGGCTGATTGGCGTGCCCACGTCTCGTCTGACGACGGAGACGGCGCAATCAATCAATGATTTGTTTAACGCCAATGTGCGCCAGATCTGGGGCGCTGGCAATTGGCCTGATTTGACGGGATGGGGTGAGGCTCGGTTTGTGGGTGATTTGCTGACATACCCCAACGATCTTTCCCAGACAGCGTATTGGACGGCTAACAATGTGACGGTTACAGCCAACAACATCAGTAACCCAGCTGACAACCGCGTTACCGCCAGCAAAGTTTTTGAGACGGCTACGACTACTGAGCACAACGTAACACAGGTTGTAAGCGCATTTGGGGCCACAAACTACCAAGCAAGTGTCTACGCACGTCCAGCGGGGAGAAACTACCTCTATTTGGCGGTAAACGATGGTACAACCACGTTCTCCACGTTCTTTAACGTCCAGACCGGACTTGTTGGAACCCAAGCCAACGTGCAGAGCGCAAATATCTCCCAATGCGCCAATGGGTTCTTCCTTTGCACAATCATGTATCAGACTGGGGCTAATGCCACCAGCCAGACTTATAAAGCAGGCATCAGCACGGATGGGACTACGATTTCTTACCTTGGTGACATTACCAAGGGGATTTACCTGTGGGGCAATCTGATTGTGCAGCAGAACAACGTATCTCCGCAGCAATTTAACCTTCCTTGGGATCAGACTGGAGAAGCTGAGATTGATGTAATGTTTCAGGCATGGGTAGAAAGCCCAGCCATGATTACCTATCCGCGTGGACAAGGGTTTGTGGTGACCAAGGATGGTTTCCAGATGATTTCCAGTGCGGGTGGGTTTATGGGGACGAATGGCTACGTCACCTACAACACGAACCCAGCCAATCCGATCTACATCTACTATCGGCGCGTTCCCTACAACTATGCTGGGGATGCTTTTTCCGCCACCGCAACCTACGTTGCAGGCCAGTACATCTATTACACCAAGACTGCTGGAGCCTCTGTAGGAACAAGCGATTACTACAAATGCTTGGCAAACACCACGACAGGGCAAGACCCAGAGGATACTCCCGCTAAGTGGGAGATTCAACCTGTCCCTGAAATGATTAGCCAGCCTTTGATCTGGCAGACCTACGGAGACTGGTTGATTCAAGACGGTCAGGCTGACAAAGCCGCCCAAGCCTACAACATCGTTGAGATGAAGAAAAATGAGGAATGGGACCGCATCCAACGGCAGATGCCAGACAGCTTCCAGATGACTGTCAGTACACACGTTACTTCACAAAATCGTTCTTGGTAATCCTAAAACTACTTACTTATGAGTTCATTCAATCTAAATAACATCTTCCCGAAACCAGCCTGGTATCGGGGTAGTACGGTAGCAGATCAACGCCTCACGGTAGACAGCACGGTAGGTGGCGTACAGTTTTCCACGTTTGGCGATACCACGACTATGATTGTTCTGGATGTGCAGGACGCTGACGTGATGTGTACGTTTGACGGCTCTGCTCCGACTACGACCAATGGTCATCGCCTATACTCTGGCTCGCATTACACCTGGTCTACCGCGGCAGCGCAGCAGGCTAAGTTCATCCGCCAAGGTGCGACCAGCGCGGCTATCCAAGCCTCTGAATTCCAGCTGTGATTGCGATCCTCGGCAGTCAATGTGATATTCTGGGCCAGCGCATGGCTACGGGCATTAACATACCCCAATTAAATGACTCTAGTCGCCCCATTATCCCAGATGGGTATCTAATTACAGCTACCAGCGATAACATCGTTGATTCGTCTGGGAACAAGTTTGTGTACGTTCAATATCCGTAACCCTTTATTTTATGGCTGACATTCGCATCAAAGACCTCGCTACAACTGCTTCATCGGCTGCATCTGATGATTTTATGGCTTTGGATGGAGCAACCAACGGCACGCG